TTCTTTGTTTCGTTTGGTTCGGTGCTCACAGATAGGGCACTTCTTACCAATACTCGTAGGACAGACCATACTCTCATTGCTCACTCCTACATTTCGGTGTAGTCGGTATGGACGTCTGTACCAGGGAGCGTTAGGCAACGCTTGCCCTCGTTTATCATCTCTATCTGGATGCTTTGGATCTGTGACGATGTATGTCAAGAAGTCCAAGTGGGCTCTTGAGTTTGGCTCTTCCTTGAATACGTTGGTTCCACGTGGAAGCGCCAAGTGACCGTACGTGGAACCTCTGGCTTGTTGCTTAATGGCGTCTTCTGCTACTTGTCCTTTTGGAATACTAAACCTGCTTTTCATTCTGCTTCTCCTTATTGAGTTTGACTACAAAGTTAAATGTTCGAATCCACGCTACCATCTGTACGACAGAAACCAGATACACAATAAGCGTCAATACAAAAATGCCAAGCATTGTTCCAATGATAATCTGAACTATTGATGTCACTTCTTCCTCTTCATAATCGCCGAGCCAATAATATTATTGGCGTCTATCTGATCTTGCTTTCGCTTTCTTTCCCACTCTTTGGAAAGGTTTCTAGGAGCAGAAGGACCGGCGAAGTAATTGGCTCCATGCAGTGTCACCAGACCTTCAAGGGAAGCTTTCCTTCCCCAAGATATTTCTTTCTGTACCATCTCCGCATAGTCAGCTTCATAGGCGGAATCAATCCACTCCTGTTTAGCCTCAATGTGGTCAGGATGAGAGCGATAGTAGGCTTCAATATCAGCCGCGTTAGGTTTATCCTTCCCAGTAGTTTTCTTAGGGTCTTGGTTTGCCTCTCGAATCAATTCCGCTCGAGTAACCTTGACCTTCTCATCGGCCATCCTTTCTGCTCTACGACATCGCGTAGCATGCTTGATGTACTTATGGGCTAACTCAGCGTGCCTTAACCACTCGACATCTAGAGCGTCCGGATCTACTTTCTTATCTCGATCGTAATCCAAATCTAAGTCCAACATAATTTTTTAACTCCATGTTTATATTATAACCCTATATCTTATTGTCCCCTAAGGTTTTTTCAACTTCCAGATAGCTTAACAGTTGAATAACTAGCAAAGACTAAACCTGGGAAGCCAGTGTTGTAAAATGGTTGAATCATTTGCTCCATTGCTACCCCCGCAGTAGAGTTATCATCCTTTAGAAGAATCGCACTGCAATACCCAAGTACTGCTCGGCGAACTCTTTCCGGATCTTCATCTTTAAGTCCAGCTAATATATTACCCACTTTCTTCCAGCCGGCTTTTTGAATCAAGGCACGGCATAATTCAATAGACTTGTTCTGTAACTCCGCTTGCTTCTTAGCAATGGAGAGACGTTGGCCTGGATCTACACTTAAGACCTGATCTAGTATTTGCAAAGCATCTCTTGGACGGCCTTGGCTGTCCAATATAATTTGTTCCATTAACTCATCATCCAAAGATTGCCCCTCATCTTTGGCTACTCTTCTTAGCAACCTAAACATCTGCTTATCTGTTAGGGGGTTGACTTGGTACTTGGCACATCTACTCTTAACGGTATCTATTAACTTGTCCGGATCTGTGGTAGCCAAGATGTAATAGACATAAGATGGTGGGGTTTCTAATGCTTTCAGTAGGGCGTTCTGTGCATCTTTGGTCATTTGGTGGGCTTCGTCAATTAACCATACCCGACAATCCCCTTCTAGTGGCTTAAACTGAGCTTGCTTGCGAATTTCTCTTATAGTATCAATACCACGGAAGTCAGCGCTGTCGACTTCCCGAAAGTCGTGACCTTTACAACCAACCTCACTTGCAATAATCCTGGCTAAAGATGTTTTTCCGCATCCCACTTGTCCGGAAAGTAGGATGGCGTGAGGACACTCTTCTTTCTGGAGATCAGCTTGTAACGCTGCCAGGAGGCTTTCATTCCCCAGTATTTCTTCGAAGCTTTTCGGCCGATACTTGTTGAATAGAGACATCTTTTTTGCTCCCTTCTTTGTATAACTCATTAGTCCAGCAACTGAAACAGAGTGGGATTATGGGCATGCGATAGGTCCTCCAAGTCTGTGCAGGAGATTCACATCTATCACACTTTGCATTCTTCAAACTGGAGTCCCACATAGTAGGCATTATGTTTTTACCTTCCCTCTAAATACACTCTTAACAAAACTGCGGAATCTTGACGTTTCCATTTTCTTGTGATCAACAGGAACAACTTGTCTCTCACGCAATCTTTTCATCCTCGAATTGCGGGACTTCTTAGTCCAAATTCTATCACTCCAACGTCCATAGTCCATGTTATTTTCCTTTCTTTGTTAATCTACGAGTTTTCAGTGCTCCTATGCAATTGATGATGTCAATAAGACAATTTGGGTTGAATACGGAGTCGTCTCTTGGAAAGAAGCAATATTGCCGCCAACGGCTAAACCACTTGATACGACCAAGCACATAACCGTCTCTTTTAGTACGCACGTCAACAATCTCTGTCTTGAGTCCTGGAAAGATGGTAAATTCTAAATATTTAGATTCAGGCAACATGATTAGTCCCCCCTATGAGACAATCTTATATGCTTTTTTCGTGTTCCAAGGTCGATCCACTTTACACACTTCTGCTTCTACATCTAGTGGAACTATTATCCACGGCCATTTTCTTGGTAGGTCTACACACGTCACTCTCTTTACAGTTTTCATTACGTGTTCCATTTCCAACGGATGGATATCTAACACAATTGCATCATGGATCTGCCCAATTAACCTACTGTCCCACTTTTCCTCTCTCTGGATTCGATCAATCTCAATAAACGACCATAAAAGGCAGTGGAAGGCCGCCCCTTGTATCGGGTAATTAGAAGCGTCATTCTTTTTCATTAATCCCGAACAACGAAAGCCAGTTAGTAGATCAAAGTATCCATTTCGTTGGTACTCTGCCCACCAGCGATCCTTCCACTGTTGGTATACTTTGAAGCGGTTATCCCAGAAATCTTCTTCTACGGCTTTTACATGCTCTTCAAACTTGTCGAATGATTTAATCCCCACTGAAATTAAGTGGTCGCTAATATACCCATCTATGAACTCGATGCCTTGACTTAGACGCCACTCGCCCTTCGGCAGCTTACACCAGCCACAGGCCATGTTCTCAGCGCAGTTGCCATAATAATCCCCGTAGAATTGTGGGAATACAAACCCGTTTTTGGCAGCTTGTCGTAGTTGGTAATGCCCCACCTTTGTTTTATCGTAAAGATTTAGTTTGAAAATCTGAATGGCCATGTCTCTATGCATATCACTTGTAGGATCTGTCATGTATTTTAACATCACTGGATCTTTGTGATGGCATGTGCTTATCTTAACTTCGATACTGCTATAGTCAACTTCTACAAGTTGATGACCAGGGCGGGGGAATATGGCCCGTCGACAAATATTCATCGCTTCTTCATCCCGCTTAGGGATATTCTGAAAGTTGGGACGGTCACTCGAATTGTGCACGCAAATTTCATTTGCAATGAAATTATGGTAATCTTCTACTTCAATATCATATACATCCACTGCTTTATTGATCCACTCGACATTGGTTATCTCATGGTTGTTGACAACAAATGTACCAAATTGGTTACCCCATCGGCGACTAGGATCAAGTTCGTATAGCTTGTAGAGCTTTAGCAACTTGTAATAATTATGCCCAAGTTCACTAGAAACTTTGGCTCGCCCAAGAGAGTGCAATCGCTTCAGCCGTCCTTTGGAAATATACAATCCGTGGCGGTCGTATCGAAGTTTTACTACTTTGGGGTCAATTTGATGGATTTGTAAGTACTTCTTGAAAGTATTGAAGTCAACTTGTCCATCTTTTGCTATTAAAGCAATCTTACCTCCATACTGAGAGATAAGTTTAAGACATTGCCACTTTGTTAGTCCAAGCCAACTTGGGTGCTCTGTGCCTTTTCGTTGGAAAAGTCCTCCTTGCCAAGCTTCTCGAAGAATCCTAATATACTTCAAACGGTCTTCAGAAGACAAACGACTCCAACGTGTGGTTGTGTGTAGTCTAGCATGCTCAGCCGCAGATATTTTCTCCAAGTTTTCTACACAATGATCGAAATGCTTCCCATTTTTGTGGTGAACTTTATCATTTCGACGCAAGAAACCAATCATTTGAGAATAAATAAACCTGTGCTCCGCTAAGCCGACTCCATCTTTGCCAAAGAACCCAGTAAAGTACAGTCTATCTTTCAATCGATGGCAAGACAATACTCGCACTAACGGAGCATGTTTACTCTCACTAAAAGTTCTCATATCACCAATAAGATTCTTAGCTTGAACATATTTTCCACTAATATGTCGG